ATACCACTAGATCTAAATGTTACGCAAGAAGAACAGAGGGTTGACATTGAAGAGATGCGCGATTCTCTTAGGGTTGCTGTTGCTCAGTATGCACAAGCTATACCCGCACTTGCTTCCCAAGGTCAAGACCCAACTCAAATCATTTCTAGAATCGCAGAAGTAATCCAGGGTCGTCAAAAGGGACAGTCTTTAGAATCAGTAATTGAAAAAGCATTTGCACCAGAACCAGTTGCTCCAATGGAGCAAGCAATGGGTGGTGCAGCACAACTTCCAGTAGCAGGTGCGGCCCCCGCCCCTGCCTCGCAGCCAACTCAAGAACAACAAGTCGGTGCGGCCCCTGCTACTGGACAATCTCAACCAGATATAGGTCAACTACTCGCCGCCATTGGCGGAGCGTAAGGAGGTGGAAAATGAATAAGGGATCAAGAGCAGCAGCACCAACCGCAAAGCCAACTGAAGGCAAGAACAGGCCAGCAGGAAAAGAAGGCGGAAAAGTGTTCTTCGGATATGCAGCACCAGGCCGTAAAGGTAAGTCAGTAAAGAAGTAAATATTTTAGAAAGGAGCTGGGCGTTATGGATGATGATCTACAGCGCCCAGTTCGTTCATCTGATTTTTTAGTAGTAGTAACAGGATTTGCATTAAATTTAATTAGCGCATTTGAAGCGCTTGCAGAAGATCTGCACAATATGAGTATTTATAATTCGCAACAAAAAAGCCAAGAAGCAAAAGTCTGGCAACAGTTCGCACAAGATTTAGAAACTATTAAGGAGAACAAAGATGGCTAGAGGCCCATTAGCAGGAGCATCAGGTCCTGGTAAGTTCTCAAAGAGAACCGATATGGATCTAGGATCTACCTCTTACGGAGAAGGTCAAGAGACCGCTATGTTAAATACAGCAGCACCTAAATCTAAGACTCGCGGTATTGCAGATGATGTTGGTGGAAGACCAACAAATTCATTAACTCCAGTAACACCATTGTTTGCACCAACAGAACGTAGAGATGAACCAGTTACTGCAGGTATTGCGGCTGGTGATGGTCCTGGACCAGAAGCGCTAATGATGCAATCTAAATTTGCACAAAGAAAACTATCAGATATTTTAGCTGATATGATTCCTTATGATGATACTGGTGATGTAGCAATTCTTTATCAGCAGGTTATAGCAAGAGGTCAATAGTGTCTGAAAACTTAAAAGCAGCAGCATTTGCAGCAGGCTTGCCAGAGTCAGACAAAAAGAAAATAGATAGTCTTAGCAAGTTACTAAACGTTCATAAAGAACTATCTAATCTTCCATCTGATCTTGCTCAACGTCAAGCTGCTAAATACACCCCAGCACAACAAGATTCTTTAGTTAAGGTAATGGGTAATGAAGACCCAATAACTAAACCATCTCGCGGGTGGCTTGGGTCCGCTTGGCATTACACAGGTGGTCAAGTTGCAAACCTTGGCGGTAAAGTTCTTGCTGGTTTACAAAACGTATCAGATTTTTCTACTCGCTTATATCGTACTGGTGCTATTGCACTAGCAGAAAATGTTGACCTAGAGACTGCTTGGAATGAAGCAAACGATAAAGGTGATAAGAAGTTTAATCCTAATCGTATTGAAGATGCTCGTTCTAAGTTTGGTAATGATGCAGTAGATATAGCAATGCGTATTGCTGCTGGAGAAAAGATTGATGAAATCATCAAGACTGCTACTCCAGAACAATCTAAGTATTTAGCACTTGCTGATCCTAGAAGAACTAACATTCCTGGTTTTCAAGATAAACTAGCAGAGGATCAAGCAAGAGGATTATTCCAAGATACATTAGATGCAGTTAATGCAGCTAAGTACTCTCCTGGTCGCCAAATTGCTAACCTAATATTACCTGGCTTTTTAGAAGGATCTGGTTTTGCTTATAAAGCAATATCAGGTTCAATAGATGCTGCTTACCGAGTTTTTGCTGATCCATTACTTCTTGCTGGTAAAGTTAAGAAACTAAATGATATCCGTAAATATTCAGTAGAGGTTATTACTGGTAGTGCTGCAGCAGATGGTGTGAAGTTTAATGAATACTTCAATCTACCATCTACTCAAAATTTTTGGAATACATACGGTACTAAACTAAAAGATTTGCGTAAAGCACAAGAGGCTAAAGATACCCTTGCTGTAACACAAATCAAAAAAGAATTATCTACACTTGCTCCAGAATTTGGTCCTGCAGTAATCCAGTCTTTTAATAAAGCAGATGAACCAATTGAAGATGTTTTAACTGCTAAAGCTTTCTTTTTAAACGGCAAGCAAACTGGCGAAATGATGATTGGTTCTGCTGGTCGTAGAAAAGTAATTGCTCCTCGTATGACACCTACTCGTCAACTTAGAGTAGAAGTTCTTACTACAGCAAATAAGATGTTTAACCTTGATAAGGTAGGTCCTGAATTAGTTAATGCTGCTTTCTTCGGAGAAGAAGCAACTGATGCTGGTATCTATAAAGCTATCATTAATGGTAGAGAGCAAATTGTAGAATCTGTACAGGCTCTTAATAAGACCAAGAAGTTTGGTCCTGCAAGATTTTCAGTTGCAGATATAAATGTTCGTATAGATAATTTTAAGCGCAGATTTGCTTTAGCACCTATGTTTAAAGATAACGAACTAGATGTAATTGCTAAAGATGCTCCAGATCAAATCTATCGTTTATCTCGTCTAGTTCTACCACAAAGAGAATCTAAACTTATATCAGAAGCCTTTGCTAATACACCAGAAATTGGTAAGCGCAAAGAAATGTTTTATGGCTTAATGAATACTATTACAGATATTCGCGGCATTAATACTACAGGCCCAACAAGAAATATTGGTCGTCAAGTAGTTGGTAAAGGCAAAGAAAACTACGGAGTAGGCGATGATCTAAAGGATGTTGGCGCTTTCGCTACAGACTTTAATAGCAAAGTAACAGTTCCTAATTTAGTAGATTTAGATAGATTAACCTCTCGTAGTACTCTAGGACAAAAGTTAATTGGCCCAGTTGCCAACAATGCTTTCTTAGAAAGAATGACAGGATACTGGTCTTTCTTAACCTTAGCTGGTCCTCGTTATGCTCTTCGTAACTCTATTGAAGATCTAATGGTTAACCTATCAATTGGCAGCACTCCTTGGGGTATTGCTAATGGCCGTAGATTAAACACAAGAATTTTAACTGCACTGCCATCTGGTGGAAAAGCAAAGGTACTAGATACTCTTAGTGTAGATACAATGGCAGAAAGTCCATTGGGTTCTATTATGCGTATTGTAAACAGAGATGAGTCTGTTAAATACTCAGAGCAAATTGCTAAATTAGATGAAGAGATTATTGCTGGCAGAAAGAAAATATCTGAACTATATGCGGTAACTAAAAGTAGTAAAGATCCAGCAGAAATTGCAACCGCTAAAGCAGAAATTGCTAAACTACAATCTAAGACAGAAGGCGGCGTAGTAGAACAAACAAGAAGAATTCTTGCTACTGCATTATCTGAAGGTCGCGTTAATCGCTACCTAAACGCTGTTGGTCTAGGTAAGTTAGATGATGAAGCAATTGAATTACTTGGTGAGCAAATTGTTTATGGTGACTATGAGAATATATTATCTTTAATATCTGAAGGCGGATTTAACTTTGCTACTGGTGGAGACTTTTTATCTGGCGCAGTAGATATGATTCGTCAGGTAGGTACTCGTGGTGCAGCAGTCCGTATTTCAGGTGGTAAGACTAAATACACTAGAGAAGCGGGTAAAGTAGGATTTAAAGATGTTCGCTTAGATGGCCAAGATGAGGCTACTTTAGTAGCTTGGTTATTGCGTATCTCTTATATATCTAATGATGAATTAGGTAAAGTAGCTGTTGCTAATCTGCATAAAACTGAAGCAGAGGCTATTTTACAAATTAAAAAGGCTATTGAATCTAATCCAAAATTGGTAGATTCCTCACTTCTTGCAGCAAGAAATATTGATATAGATCAACACGCTAAATTGGTTTATGATCGCACAAAAGAAGTTTTTGTTATGAGTAAGAATGGTGACATTAACTCAGATCTTTTAAATAAGATTCGCGTTATAGACTCAAAGACTGGCGAATATGTAGTTCAAGGAAAACTATCCCTTGATGACCTACCTACAAACGAAGGTGATATTCCTAAATATGTAGTTGGCCCATCATTGGTCCCAGTTTCAGATACTGGAAACTTTGCTGCTACATTCACTCAAAGTGGATGGCGCTGGCTGGGTATGGCTAACGCCCGTATGTCTCGTCAACCAATTGTTACTAACCAAATGATTCAGATCCGTAAGCAAATGCGTAAATCTGGATTTGAAGATGCTTGGATTAAGTCTTACACAAGAGATATAGATCCAAATAGTCTCGGTAAAATAGAAGAAGCCACAAAGAAAGCTAAGCAAGACTTAGCAAAAGTCACAGAGGAAAGAGCATTAGGTGAAGTATTAGCCTATGTTGATAATCCTTTGATTAGAACTCAGATGGCTTTCTCAATTCGTAACTTTGCTCGTTTCTACAGAGCTACTGAAGATTTTTATCGCCGTATTTCTCGTGCTGTTCGTTATAATCCAGAGGCAATTCAGAAGGCAGCCTTAACTTATGAAGGTGTAAGCCACTCAGGATTCATACAACAAGATGATCAGGGTAATGATTACTTCATATACCCAGGAATTACGCCAGTATACAATGCGGTAAACAAAGTTTTAACAACTCTTGGTCTACCAGATGAGTTTAAATCACCACTACCAATTCAATTTGGTTCACAAGTGAAGATGATTACTCCATCTTTGAACCCAGATTCTTTAATTCCAACTTTTGCTGGTCCAGTTGCTGGTGTATCTATCAGCACTCTTACAAATTTAGTAGGAATTTGGAACCCAGGCGCTGCAGATACTATTACTAGATACACTTTAGGTAAGTATGCAGTAGATCAACCAGTAGTTTCAGCCTTTTTACCTGCCCATATCAATAGAGCATACGCTAGTTTAAACAGAGATGAGCGTAATTCTCAATATGCAAGCGCTTGGCGCAAGGCAGTTACTTATTTAGAGGCTTCAGGTAATGGTATTCCAGAGCGCTTTGATGATCTTGGAAACAAGATTCCACCAACTGCTCAGGAGTTAGAGGAATATAGAATCAAAGTTAAGAATACTACTATTGGTATTCTAGGAACTAGATTCGTATTTGGGTTTTTTGCTCCAGCATCACCACAAGTCCAACTTAAGTCTGATATGGCTGAGTGGATACGAGATAATGGAAGAGCCAGCTTCAAGCAAGTTTGGACTAATCTATTAAATCAATATCCTGGTGATTATGATGCAGCAATGGCTAAATGGGTTGAGTTATATCCAAACCAAATTCCATTTACAATCACTGAATCAGAGCGTAATACAGTTGCATACTTTAGATATGCAGAAGAGTCTGGTCAATTCGTAGATCAGAACAAATCTTTATTTGAGAAGTATAGAGAAGGTGCAGCCTTCTTGATTCCTCATAAAGGCGGATTCTCATTTGATGCTTATAAGACTATGCGAGATATGGGTCTTATAGAGAACAAGAGAGTTGAAGATTATTTAAGAGAAGTACAAACAGCATCTGCTATGCAACAGTACTTTGATAAGAAAGATGAATACGAAAGAACTTTACAATCTTCAGGTAGTGATTATGTTCGTAGATTAGCTCGTCAACAATTTAATAACTGGAAATCAACATTCTTTGCTGGTAATCCACTAGTAGCAGAAGAACTATCTCAGAGTAGCCAAAAGGCTATAGATCGTCAAAATTCACTTAATGATCTAGAAGTTATGGTTTCAGATCCAGAAGTAGAAAAAACAAGTCCTCAAACTGTCAAGGCATTAAGAGAGATGGTTAACTTATATCAGTCATATAAGAATCAACGTCAATCTTATGACTTAGTAGGTGGATCATCAGATTTAATCCAATCAATTAAAGACAGCACAATCCTTCGTATGAAGGATCTAGCTACATTTAATGAAAACACACAAGCAGCCTACGATGTTCTATTCGGTAGATTGCTTGGAGAGTAAACAAGGAGATATAGCCTAATGGCCGTTAGTCTTGAACAGTACCTAAAGAATGAAAGCACAGTAAAGCAAGCCCGTAGTAAGGCTGCAAAAGCCAAGGCTGTACTTACTAATGCTCAAAGGGCTTCTGCTGGAGTTCCAGCAAGTGCTGGTGCTGCAGTTGCACAACAAGTTAAAGATGCTTTAGCTTTAGCACAGGCTGCTTTTAATGAGGCAGAGCAAGCAAGAGTATCGGCAGAAAATGCTGCAACTAATTATTACAATACTAACAGAGCATCTATTGATCAAAAAGCATTACAGGCAACTAAGGCAACTGATGAGGCTAGACTTAAAGATGCTCTAAAGGATAAAGCAGCCCTTGCTGCAGCAGGTCAAGACACAGGTTTGATTGACTCTAAGATTGATGATCTCAATCAAAAGATTACCAATACTGGTAAGTATGCTCCTAAAGCAACGACTGCAGATAATCAAGGTCAAGGCAAAGATGCTACTAAAGTAGTATTTAGAGATTATGCTACTGAAGCAACTAATGTTCCTTCAGCATTAAAGTCCTTATCAGATCCAGAGCGTTTAGATCTAGCAAATAAATTAAATTCTGCTGGTTTTAAAGTACCTGCCACTGGAGTTTATAACGATCAATTAAGAGATGCTTATCAAAAGGCTGTCCTTGCTAACCAAAGTCGTAGCCAAGAGTGGAAAGAAGAAATCCCTTTTGATAGGTTCTTAGAATTAAAAAGAACAGAAACAAATGCTATCAAGGGTCTTGGTGGCGGAGCAGAAGTAACTGTCAGCATATCATCTCCAACAGAGGCTGATGGATATATTAACCAAGCATTTCAAACTTTATTAGGTAGATATGCTACACCTGAAGAATTAAAGAAATTAAGACCTAAACTTAATAAGGCTGAAAAAGATAATCCTTCTAAAACTATCAATGGTGTATCTACTGGTGGTTTAGATAGAGGACAATTCTTAACAAATATTATTCTGTCAACTCCTGAATATAAACAACGCAAGGAGACCAAGCAGGGTACTATTCGTCAAGATCTTGCTAATACTGCAAAGGCTAATGGTTTAGATTTAGATAAAAACTTTGGTAGCAATGTTCAAGACTGGGTAAAGCGTATTGAGTCTGGCGAAAAGGCTGATGCTTTTAAACAGTTAATTCGTAACAATGCAAAATTAGGTTTACCAGATAAAGTAGCTGCTCTATTAGATCAAGGTATAGATTTAGAAACAGTATTCTCTCCATACAAAAATGCTATGGCTACAACTTTAGAAATTAATCCAGAAACTATATCTTTATCAGATCCAACTTTACGGGCAGCTATTGGCCCAGATAAAGAAATGTCTTTGTATGACTTCCAAAGAGCGCTTCGCAAAGATGCTCGTTGGCAATATACGAATAACGCCAGAGAAGATGTATTCCAGTCAGTTAATAAAGTCCTTCAGGACTTTGGATTTCAGGGGTAAATAGTGGCCGAGCCTAAGAAAAAAACTACAGGTGGTTTTAGTGGTATTCCTACTACTACTGTTGCTACTAAACCAGTAACTTCTAATAAAAAAGCAACAACATCTACTGACAAAGAAATATTAAAATCACTATCTGGTCTTTCAAAATCACTTGGATCATTAGGTGGACTTGTTGGAGGTCTCGGAGGTGCTGCAGCTACAACTGCAACACAACCTTCAGGTCCAACTGAAGCAGAAAAATTTGCTGCACAACAAGCTCTGTTATTAAAACAAAAACAGGATGAAGCAGCAGCACAAGCATTACAAAACCGCAAGTCAGCATTTGATCTACTAAGAGAACAGTTTGCACAATATGGCCTTGAGGCTTTAGTAGATCCACTACAAGGTTTAATTCAAGAGAACATATCTCCATCAGAGTTTGCTGTAAGACTACGCCAAACAGAGCCTTACAAGAAGCGCTTTGCAGCTAATGCTGCTCGTATTGGTAAAGGATTAAGAGCGCTATCAGAGGCTGAATATTTATCACTAGAAGATGGATATCAATCCATTATGCGTAACTATGGATTACCTGCATCTTATTATGCAAAGGGTGATCTAGGTCGTCAAGAAGGATTTGAGAAACTTATTGCTGGTGATGTATCTGCTGCTGAGTTAGAAGATAGAGTTCTTACAGCGCAAAACAGGGTACTTAATGCACCACCACAAGTTAAGGAAGCATTAAAACAATTCTACCCTGACATTAATAACTCAGATATTCTTGCTTATACTTTAGATCCAGAAAAGGGATTGTCAGATATTAAGCGTAAGGTAACTGCAGCAGAGATCGGTGGCGCAGCACTTGGTGCTGGATTAGCAACTGATGTTGGTAGAGCAGAGGAACTTGCTAGATTCGGTGTTACTGCAGAAGCTGCAAGACAAGGTTACCAAGCAGCAGTTCCTATTATTGAACGAGGTAGACAACTATCTAGTTTCTATGGTGAATCACCATATACACAAGCAACTGCAGAAGAAGAATTATTTAATTTAACTGGAGCGCCAGAAGCAACAAGAAAGCGTAAGAAACTTACTGCACTTGAAGAAGCATCGTTTGCTGGACAATCTGGAATGACTGGAGGAGCACTAAGCCGAGAGAGGGCTGGCTCCTTTTAACTAGGCCTGCTAATGGAACGACTGGCCCATTAGAGAGATAACAAGACCAGTAGTAGAAGCCATACAGAAGATCCCCAAGTCTGTATGAGGTCTACGCAACTACAATAGAATGGGAGATGGACTATGTCCAACTACGACTACGAGGATGAAGATGACAACAACAATGTTGATACATCTACAGACCTTATCAAGCAACTACGCAAAGCGAATAAACAAAAGGAAAAAGAACTAGCTGATCTAAAGGCTCAGTTTGAAGGCCTTAATAAATCGCAACGCGAAAGAGCAATCAAGGATGCCCTCGCAGCTCGCGGGGTAAATACGAAGATAGCTTCGTTTATCCCACAGGATATAGACCCAACTGAGGAGTCTGTATCAAAGTGGCTTGAATCAAATGCCGATGTTTTCGGGATTCAAGTTGCTGAAAACCAAACACCTAATATTGACCCAGCTCAGGCTAAGCAATATCAACGACTAACTAATGCTGCAGAGCAAGGCAATTCGCCTAATGCTCAAGCAGATGTTATGCAGAAGTTGTTAAACGCTAACAGCCGAGAAGAGTTGGATGACATCATTAGGCAGTCTGGTTTATAAACCAATCCAACGAAAGGCAAGTGCTTAAATGACACTACCAGCAGGTACAATTACTGGTACAGGTGACATTACCGCATTAGTCCAGACAGCGTATGATCAATACGTTCGTATGGCACTACGATCCATTCCAGTAATGCGATCAATTGCAGATGTTAAGCCAGTACAGCAAGCTATGCCTGGATCATCAGTTGTATTCTCAATCTATTCTGACTTAGCACAAGTCACAGCAACATTGACTGAGGAATCTGATGCTTCATCCGTAGCTTTAGGTAACCCATCACAGGTTACAGTAACACTTCAAGAGTACGGCTCAGCCGTAACAACAACTAAGAAGTTAAACCTAACTTCTTTCAACGATGTAGATGCAGCTCTTGCTGACATCATTGCATACAACGCTGCAGATTCTATTGACTCTGTAGTAGCTTCAGTTCTAACAGGTGGCACAAACGTTATCTACGCAGGAACTGGAAACACAACAACTTCTGAGTTAACAACTGGTGATACAATCACTGTTGCTAACATCCGCAGAGCTGTTACAGAACTACGCACAAACAAGGCAGTGCCTCGTATGGGCGAACTATATGTAGCATATCTACACCCACGCCAAGCAGCCGATCTTCGCGCTGAATCAGGCACAGGTGGATTCCAGGATATCGTCAAGTACACAGACAATGTGTCAAAGACAATTATCCCTGGTGCTGTAGGCGTAATTGAAGGAGCGATGGTAATTGAAACACCTCGTATTCCTATCGTAAGCAATGGTGCTTCACCATCTGTTAACGTTTACAGAGCAGTTATTGCAGGCCGTGAGGCCCTTGCAGAGGCTAAGGCACAAGACATCTCTACCATTATTGGTCCAGAGGTTGACTTGCTTCGCCGCTTCCGCACAATCGGTTGGTACTACTTCGGTGGATTCGCAAGACTCCGCGAGGCTGCGCTATACCGCATTGAGTCAACAGC